TATCCAAGTATTATTATGAGTTTGAACATGTCGCCAGAAACTAAAATAGGTAAGATTAATGGTTGGGATGCGGAAGAATTTATTAAAGGTGTGGATAAACATCATTCTGTAGAAAAGGATGGTAAAACTATCAGAACCTTTACGAGTGGAGAACTTAAAGATTTCTTCAACAAAAATGAAATATCCATTTCATCAAACGGTGTTTTGTATGACCTCAAACAAAAGGGTGTCATACCAGCAATACTTGAGAAATGGTTTAATGAAAGAGTAGAGTATAGAAAACTGGCAAAGAAGTATGGTGAAGAGGGGAATGACGAACTACATGGTTATTTTGACAGACGACAATTGGTGCAGAAAATTCTTCTAAATAGTCTGTATGGAGTTTTGGGTTTGACGGTGTTTCGATTTTATGATATTGACAATGCTGAGGGGACGACAACGACAGGTCAAAAACTAATTCAGTTTACAGAGAAGATTGCTAACAATTACTACAATAACATATTAGGAACGGAAGAGGATTATTGTATTTACACAGATACAGACTCAGTTTTCTATTCTGCTCTACCACTTGTTAAAAATAGGTTTCCAAACGCTGATGTAAAAGATGATAAGTTCATGACCGAACAAATTCTTGATATTGCTGGTGAGGTTCAAGATTACATTAACAAATCTTACAATTATTTCAGTAGTAAGTTCCTTAATATCAGAGGTGACCATCGGTTTGAGATTAAACAAGAGATGATTGCTAAGTCTGCTTTTTGGGTTACTAAGAAGAGATATGGTCAATGGATTATCAATGATGGTGGTTTGGAAGTAGAGAAACTTGATGTTAAAGGTTTAGATATTGTTCGTAGTTCATTTCCACCAGCATTTCGTGATTTTATGACTAAGGTTCTAAAAGCTATTCTTGCTAAAGTTCCAAAAGAAAAGATTGATGAGTTTATTCTAACTTTTAAGAATAATCTACAGAATGAAGAGTTAGATAAGATTGCTCTTCCAACGGGTGTTAAGGGTTTGAAGAAATATATGGATAAATCAAAAGGCGGTTTTCAGAGTAAGACAATGTTTACACCGATGAAGAAAGGAGCACCAGTTCATACCAAAGCTTCTGTTATCTATAATGACCTACTCAAACACTTCAAGACTAACAATCATGAACCTATCTCAAATGGTAACAAGGTTCGTTGGGTTTATTTAAAACAAAATCCCTTTAATATTGATGGGATTGCTTACAAAGGTTATGACGATCCTAAACAAATCATAGATTTCATTAATCAGTACATTGACCGAGACAAGTTATTCGATAAAGCTCTTAGTAAAAAGATAAAGATGTTTTATGATGCGATGTCTTGGGATATGCCAGTAGAAAAGAAAAATACAATTGAAAAGTTTTTTTGATGTATAATTTAATTAAAGGTAATTGTTTAGAATTATTGGATGACATAGATGACAATTCAATTGATATGATTGTATGTGATTTACCATACGGTCAGACTAAAAATAAATGGGATAGTGTTATTCCATTGGATAAATTATGGGAACATTATAAAAGGGTTATTAAAGATAATGGTTGTATAGCTTTATTTGGTCAAGGTATGTTTACAGCAGATTTGATGTATTCAAATAAAAAGTGGTGGAGATATAATTTGATTTGGGATAAAGTTTTAATCAATGGTCATTTAAATGCTAACAAAATGCCGTTGAGAAGCCACGAAGATATCGTTATATTTTATAATCAATTACCAACATACAATCCACAAAAAGTTATGGGTAAAAAAAATCATACAATCGGTAGAGGGGTGTTGAATAAAAATAATAATTATGGGAATATGGTTTTAGTTGATAACAAGAATAAATTAGGAAATATGAAACATCCAAAATCCATATTATCATTTTCAAGGCCACATTCATCCGTTATGAAACATCCTACCGAAAAATCTGTTGAGGTATGTGAGTGGTTAATTAAATCATACACGAATAAAAATGAAGTGGTTTTAGATAATTGTATGGGAACTGGCACGACAGGTCTTGCGTGTAGAAATACAAGTAGAAAATTTATAGGTATTGAGATGGATGAGAAATATTTTAAAATTGCGGATGAGAGAATAAATAAAAAGTTTCAATCGAAAGGTTTTTTTGATTGACTTTTACAATGAAAAGTATTAAATTAAATAATAATATGGAGAAACTATAATGAATAAAATCACATTAGATACCTTTATCCAAAAGTATAATCTTGGTGGTAGTATAAATTCAGTAAAGTGGGAGTCTAACGGCGATACACTTTCTACTCGTTTTATATCACCAGACAAAAGTCTTTTGGGTGAGTTATCTTTAACTAAACAATCACTTCCTAACTTTGAGGTAGGTGTTTATGATACACCACTCTTATCAAAGATGTTAGGAACACTTGCTGATAAAGTTGATTTTGATTTAATCAAATCACCATCAGATGAGGAACAACCTGTGGCATTTAACTTTTCGGATGGTAAGATATCTGTAAGTTATGTACTTGCTGCTCTTGGTGTAATTCCTGATGTACCAGAACTAAAGAATGTACCTGAGTTTGATACACTTATCAATATTGACACTCAGTTCATCAATTCTTTTATTCGTGGTAAAGGTGCTTTATCCGATGTAGAACATTTTTCTATCCAACCAACAGATGGTGGTGTAGAGTTCGTCATCGGTTTTAGTGACATCAACTCAAATCGTATCAGTATCAAAGTTCAGAGTGGTGCAGTAAAACTAACTGAACCAATCGTCTTCAATGCGAACTTATTTAAGGAAGTTCTAAATGCGAACAAAGAATGTTCAAAGGCAGTTCTTCAAGTAAGTTCAAGTGGTCTTGCTCATATCGAGTTTAAGATAGACGACTTTTCTGTTAAATATTACTTAGTATCACAGCAGGTATAGTATGAGTTCACATGGATTATGGGTGGAACGATATCGTCCATCGACATTAGATACATATGTTGGTAATGAAACTCTTAAGACAAAAGTCGAGAGGTTCATCGAGGAACAGAATGTTCCACACCTATTATTGTATGGTAGAGCCGGTGGGGGTAAAACTACCCTTGCCAAGATTATCGTAAATGCTATTGAATGTGACTATCTCTATATTAACGCTTCGGATGAACGAAACATAGACTTGGTTAGAGATAAACTTAAGAACTTTGCTTCTTCTGTTGGTTTCAAACCAAACAAAATCGTAATCTTGGATGAGGCTGATTATCTTAATGTTAACTCAGCCCAACCGGCTCTTCGTAATCTTATGGAGACTTTCTCTGCTCATTGTAGGTTCATCTTAACTTGTAACTATGTTGAGAAGATTATAGACCCGATTCAGAGTAGATGTCAGACCTATAAGATTATTCCACCATCAAAGAAAGATGTTGCCGTTCATGCTAAGTATATCTTGGAAGAAGAGAATATCTCTTTTGATTTGGATGACTTGGCTCTTGTGGTAACTGCTGGTTATCCTGACTTGAGAAAGGTTATCAACGACTTACAGAGACAGGCGATTGATGGTCAGTTAAAGATAGACAAAGATGGGATGTTACATAACGAGTTCAAACTTCAGTTCTTGGATATGATAAAACAAGGTGTTGATTTGAGAACCATTCGTAAGTTTGTAGCCGATAGTAACTTTACAGATTACACAGAACTGTATCGTTTCCTATATGATGAGGTAGAGAATATTTCTGTGGAGAAACTACCAGAGATTATCATTGATATATCAAATGGTTCTTATCAAGATGTGTTGGTCGTAGATAAAGAGATAAACTTTATGGCTACCATCTCTAACATACTTAGGAGACTACAATGAACATGAAACCACAAAAACCATTACCACAACAACAAGTTCAAGTTGACTTAAAAGATGCAGACACAATGAAGTGTCAATCATGTGGTAATAGTATCTTTATACAAGGATATGTTATAAAGAAAATATCTGCTATAGTTTCACCTACTGGTAAAGAAGTTATCGCTCCAATTCAAGTTTTTAACTGTGGAAATTGTGGAGAGATGTTACCACTACAGGAATTAGATGAACTTATTTAAGTGGATAGACGAACTATTCACTAAGAAAAGACCTTGGGATAGTTTCTCGGAAGAAGAACAAAAGAAATTTAGTCCATTTATGGTAAATCGTTATTTAAGTATGAATAATGATTTTTTACCAATAGTCAACCATTTTCAGAACTTGACGATTGAAGTGATGCCGACATCTGCCGTCTACAAGTTCTATTGCTCTTTACTTCCAAATAAAAAAACTTATCTGAGGTATCTTAGTGGTAAGAAAAAAAAGGTCAATGAAAAAGTTGTTCCATTTATCCAAGAATACTTTGAAGTTAGTAAGATACAAGCTGGTGAATACTATCAACTAATGAACAAAGACGAGTTAAAGTCTTTACTAACAAAGTATGGTAAAACCGAGAAAGAAATAAAAAAGATGGGTGTTAAATGACAAAACTTATTATGGCTTGTTTAGCCAATTTAATTGCTTCAATTCTTGCATTTTTTCAGTTACAGGCACATTATGTGTGGCCAGATGTTAAAATACTAAAATCGATGTGGTGGGTTTATGCTACAAGTTTGTTAATAGCACCATTATTCTTTTATAGTACCAAGTGGTCATTTGAACATTTTGGTGCTTTTTGGAATATGAGATTGGCTGGATTTGGTATAAGCACATTTGTCTTTGGTTTATTAACTTGGTTTTTGATAGGGGAAATACCAACTTTAAAAACAATAATTAGTATACTATTGGCAATATCAATTATTTTAATACAATTAACAAATGTAGTGAAGGTATAATATGAATATAAAAGAACGAGAATTAGAAACTAAAATTATAGATCCTGCTGATGATCCTGAAAGAGGTCTTTGTCCAACGGGTATCGGAAGGAATTTAAAACAAGATAAAAATGAAGTAACAAAGGACAAAACAGTTGTTCAACAGATGGAAGAAGAATGGCCACAAATGACGGCTGAGTTCCGTAGGTTACAAAGAGAACAATATGAGTTGTTTCTTCATAAACAACATGATTATGGTCCTGGTAATATTTCAGTTGGAACACAATTACAAACATCTGATGAAATACATTTATCACTTACAGGTCTTTGGTTTCGTATGAACGATAAGATACAACGATTGAAAACACTTTTGATGAGTGGAAGAGAGAACGCCGTAGAAGGTGAACCTATGGTAGATGCATTTTTGGATGTATCAAATTATGGAATAATGGCAACAATCGTTAAAAATGGTAAATGGGGTAAGTAATGGAAAATTTTTTCCATGCGATTCAACATACCATTCATCATTTTTGGTGTTGTTATTTTCCTACAATAAAGTCAATGATAATTCCTGGTATGGGAATAATGGGTACTTTGGGTGTTTGTAGAAAACAAATTGTAAACTTTTTAAAGAGGATTAAATAATGGAAAGACATTGGGGTGAGAAAAAAGTACAACCTAAAAGAAAGACAAGTGGTGAAGCAACAGAAAAACATATATCAGTACAAGATAATAAGATATATTTTTATTCTGGTGTAAATAGAAATTCTTGTAGTGAGTTAAATAAAAAGATAAGTGAGTTAGAAGCAAAAGCTATAACTTTATCTAATAGTCTCACTATAAAACCACCACCTATAAAACTTTTTATTAATTCAGGTGGTGGAACTATTGTAAGTGGTATCGCTTCTATGGACACTATATTAAGAAGTAAAGTTCCAGTTTTC